AATCCTGCTGGGCGCACCAATTCCGTAACAGGCCCTCGATTCAATGGTGGCTGTAGCTCAGTCGGTAGAGCACAGGATTGTGATTCCTGTGGTCGTGGGTTCGATCCCCATCAGCCACCCCAATTTCATCTTCTAAATCAACGTCTTACAAACCCTGATTTTCTGCGCGCTCCTGTTTTTGGAATATAACTCTAGTTTTTGGAATATGTTTCCTAACTCATTCCTAACACCGTCGGCCATGCGGCGGGTCTTTATTACTCCGACGGGGTGAATTTCCGCACCCGGCGCCGATCATAAATCTGCTCAACCATCCTGTCATCTGCATGTCCGGTCGCATCGATCACGTCGGTGTCGCCGCGCGATTTCTTTTTAGTCGTGCCCATCGGTCGCATGTCAACCAATGTAAAGCGTTCGAACTCAATATTTCGAGCTGCCGCTTCTGTCTCACAATGCACCATGAGTCGGCTCAAGATCGTTGCCCAGCCGCCGATCGAATAAACCTGACCTGATGTGTTGCCGAAGATATATACCCCGCTGGTGCGCTGCAGCATGATGGCTTCGTCGATCGTTGCTTTCAGCTCGGGTGACCACTCGGCTAACTTCGTTTTTTGTGCCTGTCCGGCTTTGCGCTTGCCGACAGGAATTTCCAGCCCAGCCTCGGTGCGGTAATTGCGGCGAAGCGTGCGCGTTTCGTTGGGGCGGCATAGCGCGAGGTATGCAGTTTTAAGCGCCAGTGCGATCACTAGGTAACTACCGCCACGTTTGCGCGCAACCTCGACCACGAAATCGAGATCGCGGCGCTGCACGAGTTTGGTTTTCGGTTGCGTGGGATTGTATTTAATGTTGCGGCAGGGGTTGTCGCTGATGTCGACCTTGCCGGTACGGATGCCGTATTCAATCACGGCGGACAGCAGTGCCAGTTCTTTATTTGCTTTTGCTGGGGCACCGGCATTAGCGCGTGCATCGAGATACTGATAGCCGTGGCGTTTTTTCAGCGCTGCCGGCGCCATCTTGCCGAATACTGCAATCAGGTTTTTTGATTCGCGCTTGTTTTCCGTTAGCGTGCCGGCTGCTTTTTTGCGTTCATCCTGCTCGGGGAGCGCGTCTTGCCAATCGAAATAATCGCTGATTAGCGCCGCGATCGAGCCGACTTCCAGCTTTTCGCCATTCAATTCATTGGCGCGTTGGATCGCCTCTTTGCGGATTTGCGCGACGCGCGCTTTATTGACGATGGGGGCGGCCAAACGAAATGCCCATTTTCCATCCGGTAGTTTATAGCCAATGGAATATTTTCTCGTGCCTTTGCGTTCGAACAAGCGAAACGGAAGGCCATCCGGTGTGGCGCGTCGGCGTACCATTATGCAGCCTTGAAGATTGAAAAATCGGGTTCGTCGGAAAGTGGGGTTATGCTGATATGTCCAAGCATACGCTCATCATGATATCGCCGGCTAACCATCGGAAAGCCAGCGCGATTAGGCTCGTAAATCCAACCGTGCCGATCTAGCCACCGCCGCATGCAGGCGGTGCTGCGCTCCTTGCAGCCGACCAGATCGGCAAGCTCGGCGCGACTTAAATAGCTGCTCACCGCTGATCCTCGTGTAGAGATGAATGGTGCCGATTAACGCACCTTTCCGCCGCAGATTTCCATGCGGCGGCCGCGCTTCGTGTTTCGTATCGCGCGTCATTGAGAGTGCCGCGAACTGTCGGTGTCCAGATGTGCCAAAAACCGTCGATGTCTTTTGCTGAGTAAGCATCTGGATAGCTTTTCAAAACTGCTTTTTTGCTCACGGATCATTCCTCGCTGGCTCGCATGCAATTGCGAGTAACGGTTCGCTTGCGTGATCTATGATTTCGCCGCCAATTCTGGCTTGTATGCAGCGTCCTCCGCCATCGTGCACCGCGGTCATCACGCCAACGTCGCACAGAGCCCTGATTGCCTCCGCATTGATGCCAATGAAGCCACTGTCATAAACGCCATCGGGGCCTTCGTGACAATGTTGAACTACCATGCCTAGAAGTAGTTCGGCAATTTCTTCATAAGTTATTTTGTCCATGCATGGCCCTTATAAGTTTTTGTCATCCGCAAATCTACCGCGCGGCCGCGCCGCAAAATTTCCTTCGTCAGTAGCGCGCGATCGTGTTGGCTGTGGCTCGCTTGCCGCAGTAATCCGTAATAACTGTTTGCCGTTTCGCGCAGGTCTGCATTGTCGACGGCGCGAACGCGCTTTATCGCTTGTTCGAGCGAACGGCGGCGGGTCGTGCGTCGCCACGGTTTAATCACATGGCCAACAAAATCAATGCCGCGATCGATGGGTTGCAATATTGTTTTTTTCGGATTGAGTTGTATGCCCAGTCGTGCCGGTAGAAAGGCTTCAATCTGCGCCAGCGCGTTGTTTAGCCATTGCGGTGATTCGTGCAGCAGCACGAAATCATCGACATAGCGAATGTAATGGCGAGCGCGCAACTGATGCTTGGCAAATTGATCGAGCGCATCCATATATACGTTCGCGAAAAACTGGCTGCTCAGGTTGCCGATCGGCAATCCGCGGTTCGATGGTTGGCTAGTAAGTCGCTTATGCGCCGGTACCCGATCAATCAATTTGGGATCGCCGCGCAGTTCATAATTGCAGCGTGGATCGTGGAACAAAACTAGCTCAGTTAATGCGAGCCACCACGGTTCGGTAATTCTCGCGGCGAGTTGCTCACGTAGTAAATCCTTGTCGATGCTTACAAAGAAATTCGCGATGTCGCATTTCAGATAATGGGCTGGTTTTGACCAGTTCTGTGTTGCGCTGCGCACTTTCGATTCGAGTCGTTGCGCTGCATATAGGGTGCCACGCTCGGGTATACATGCGCAGCTATCGGCGATAAAGCTGGCGTAAAAGCGCGGTGAAATTTTGTTATACAACAGGTGATGTACGATGCGATCGCGGAATGCGGCGGCCCAAACTTCGCGTGGTTTCGGTCTGGTGATGACGAAGCAAATTGATCGGCCGGGTGTATACGTTCCGGTGATTAGCTCCTCATATAGCTCGATCAGATTGCGCTCTAAATTTAATTCAAATTCGAGCGCGCTGCGGCTATTGCGTTTGCTTTTTCGGCAATCGAAATATGCCTGCAACAGATCCTCGAATAAAAAATCAGCATGGCTAGTTTGAATTGAATCTGCGGACGGCTCTCGCACGAAGCTTGTTGTTCTTGTCGTTGTTGTTCTGGTTGCCATCATCGAAGTTCTGATACCACGCGTTGTGAGCGGAGTACTGCGAATAGTTGTGCTATCTACGTCGCCACGCCGAAGGTTTGCACCGATCAGTGTGGCAACTGCGCGAGACCAGCCCAGCTCATTGCTGGCAGTATCCCTGATGCGCGTGGCGGTGGCCTGTTGGGCCAGCGGCACAACCAGATTCAAAATCGCACGGGCATGAGCGCCGTGACACTCATGCAGCAGGCGCGGTTGCATTTTTCTTCCACCCATTGGCTTGCTTGCCGATCGAGTCGGTGAGTTGAATTGCGGCGGCATGTTTGGGGACATTGATAAACTGCTTGTCTTTGAAAACACGCAACAGGAATTCCACGACCTGAACGCGCTCGATGATTTCATCCAAATGCGGAGATTTATCGCGAGCGGAATTCGCGCGAGCAATTAAAACCAATAGCTCGACGCACTCATCGTTGACCTTGCGACCGAGCCCGGCTTTTAAATCGCGCGGAATATTGCGCGTGATATCAGCGGCCATGCTCAGCAAGTCGTAAGCAACTTTATAAATTGGCAATCGGTGGTGTAATGCCATGCTGAAAAAACTCGCGAAGGGCGCTGCGCGCCCTACCAATAATTAAATAACTGAATTATTAATGAATCTGCGGACGGCTCTCGCACGACGCTCGTCGTCCTTGCCGCCGTTGCTCTGGCCGCCAACACCGAAGTGCTGACACCACGCGTGGTGAGCGGAGTACTGCGTGCTCGACCAGTACCATCCATCTTCGAATAGCTCGGGCACGTTCACCCAGCAAAGACGTAGCTCGCGTCGCGAGGGTAAATAAAAATCGCTATGACCATCGATGGTGAGCGCCGTCATCTTTTCGGCGGCAGGGTGACTGTGTTTCGATTTGCACAGCGCTATCGTGTTCGCGAGGCCGTCAAAGTCGGACTGCGCTCCGGGCTCATCTTTACCGGCGCCGCCCCACGTTATTTCTTTGGCATATGCTGCATTGTCGGTTGGCACAATCAGGTGATAATCCGGTGCGCCATTTTCGCCACGCATCAGGCCGGCATAGATACCTCCTTGGCCTGACCAATATTCACCGATGGCTGGCGTGCTATTGCTACCAAAAACCTCCAGCTCTATGGGTTGGCGTTGCACGCTATCGAGAAAGTTTTGAATGATGACTGCTGGCGGCAACTGAATGCGCGCTCTGTGGTACTCAAATTCGAACATCGTTTCATTGGTCATGGCGCTCTCCAAAAAAATTGCGCGAAGGGCGCTGCGCGCCCGAAAGAGAAATTATTGAATTACTGAATAACTAATAATCTGCGGACGGCTCTCGCACGAAGCTCGTTGGTCTTGTCGCCGTTGAGCTGGCTGCCATCAGCGAAGTACTGACACCACGCGGTGTGAGCGGAGCCCTGCGAGCTGGTCCAGTACCATTCGTCTTCGAAGGCGTCCGTGTTGCCGTGCTGAAACGCTTCCACGCTAGTTTGCGGCGGCAGTTGCTCGGTATAGGCGTAAGTCGGAGGCACCGCACTGACGTTCTCGCCGCTGCGCCAGGTGTAATTCTCTTCGGTGGTAGGTTTCAGGTTGCGATAAATGACTTCCAGCTCGTCGCGGGCTGGCAAATACCAATCGTCGAAGCCATTTATTTTGAGCGTCAGAGCCCATTGCGCAATTGCGTATCCAGCTTCCGCCATTGCGATGGTGTTGGCGCGGCCATTGAATACGCTGCCAGCGCCGTCGATCTTTTTGCCGTACTCGCCCCATTCGGCCGGCTCGTGTTCGCCCGCGTTTTTCGGTGCGACGATGAGCGCGTAGGTTTCATTATTGTTGCGAATCAATCCTGCATAAAACCCGCCTTCCAATGGCGATCCGATAGCGGGGAGTTGTGATGCTTGCATGATTATTTCCTGGTTGGGGTTATCGGCTCAACGTGCCTTCCAGAGCCAGAATTTAAATCGACGCACGCCGCCGCAGGCTTCGCGCATTTGATCAATGGTTGCTTCGATATGCTGTTTACGCAGATCGGTGTAATTGCAGGCCGATTTCAATATCGACAGGCTTTCGTGCTTTTCGCCGTTGGCGCCCAGTGCCCACAATTTCAACGCCCATCGCTGCGCGCCGGCCGGCATTGGCCGATGCCAGCGCGGCGTTTCGTGATTCACGGCGCTGTCGAAGGTGGCGATAAGAATCACTTCAAAATCCACAACGCGATGCTGCATGCGTAAATCAATGCAACGCAAAAGCATGCGATTAACAATCCGCGTGGGCTCTGTTTATTCATTAATGGATTCATAGCGAAATCCTTTAGCCGGCAAGTGGAAGCGAAACTTTTTCAACGGCGACATCGAGTGCAGCGCACATCACCAGCCGTTTAACAGCGAGGTCGTTTTGCAACTGTGAATCGAGTTTTCTAAGTACGCGCGTCGCGGCTAATTGCGGGCAGCCGCAGTGCTGATATTCGATAGCAACGAAGGGAGTGAACGGGGCGGTGTGATCGGCGTATTGATCGCCCAATTGCTTCCGTACGGAATCGCGCAATTCGAGAAGGCGATTGGCGTTACGCAGCATCTGGTTGTGTTTTACGCGTTGCAGCATCGTCGTCATACTCCACAAAAAGTTCATAACCGATATCGACCATCGCAGGCGTTTTACCCTGCGCGCGTAGCTCTCTGATGCGCTGCATGGCTGCTTCGTAATTCGCGGCCGGCTCCAATTTCTGCATCAATGATTTCCTGCAACAGCGACATGCCGGCAGCGGTAACCGTGCTCACCGGGTACTGCCGCGCTATGCGAGTTCCGCGCAAGTTGTAGCCGCGAAATTCATTCACGAAAAATCCTTCACGCTGGTAATGCTGCAGCGCGATATTGTTGGTGCCGATGACATTCGCACGGCGCAGTGCGTCGTAAAGTTTGCGATCGCACACATTGAGCTGGTGCGCCGCTTCGCGAATGGTCGGGCGTTTCACGCGGCCACCGGTGGCGGTGTTTCACCGCGCAGTTGAATGGCTTGCAGGGTTTTGATGATTTCGCGCAGGCGCGCTTCGGTGCGGCGCTTGCTTAATTCGGAATCGCCCGGCTCGCACAGCGCAATGCATTCATCGATTTTTGGTTTGGCAAACGGCTGCGATTGCACGGTGATGCGCAGATGATTGGCGACGCTGGAAAATTCCACATTCACCATCGCCGCCTGCGAGAGCGATATCGCCATGGCGATATCGGTGATCTGATGCACCAGCTGCTGTTGTACTTTCATGCCGCTGCCCTGCCTTGCAGATCCGAAACCCAGCCATCAGCTTGGCGATACATCAGCTCAATGGTGGCATTCAGAACGAATTGATCGCGGTGGTGTACATGCACACCGGTTTCGCTTTCGTGTTGATCGATTGGCGTGATATCGGGGCGGGATATATGCAGTAGCAAGCCGCGCGTGCGGACGAAATCTGCTTCGTTCTCGAAGCGCACATCACTGATGACGATGCCGCGATATTCATGGCGCAGCGCAGTCTCGATAAACTCAATGCGTTGTGCCGCGAGCGCGAGCCACAGATCAGGATTGATCAGCTTGCGCCCCCATTCGGTGCCGAGCGTTTGCATTAATTTGCGCGGGCTGGCGCCGACATCCGGCAGCGGCGATTCTTTGTAATCGCGATCGGCCAATAATTTCAGCAACGGATCACGATCAATGCGCAGCATCGCGGCGAGCATGTCGCGGATTGGATCGGCAAACGCGATTTCGACAAACTCGTGCTGCTCGACCAGATATTTCGCGAGCGTTGATTTTCCGCAACCGGCTGGGCCGGTGAGACCGAGCACGATCATGCGCATACCCTCGCGCGGTTGCGTGCCATCGACAGCGCGCCGCGACGTGCCATACGGCGATTATTCGATTCGCAGATGCACAGCACGTCGCCAATGCGAATCTCGCTGATCCAAAGGTTGTTGCGGCTCATGTATGTGCGCATTTCAATCTCCAAAAAAAATCGCGCGAGGGCGCTGCGCGCCCAACAGAAAATTATTGAATGACTGAATTAATGAGGAATCTGCGGACGGCTCTCGCACGAAGCTCGTAGTGCTTGCCGCTGAGGTCCTGGGTGCCATCATCGAAGCTCTGACACCACGCGGTGAGAGCGGAGAACTGCGTGCTCGACCAGTGCCAGTCGTCAGTGATTAATTGCGGAGCGACTAACTTGATCATGCGCAGCTCGTGGCGGGCTGGCAGATAAAAGCCGGCTATCCCATCGACTTCGAGAGCCTCGATATTTTTTGCAAGCTGACTACCGGCGGCCGCCATCGCCAGCGTGTTGCCAGCGCCATCCCAATCCGAACGTGCGTGCTCGATTGATTTACCAAACTCACCCCATTGCACGTCTTTAAACAGCGTGCGCTCGTCGTCATACGCGAGCAGTGCGTAATCGGATTGGCCGTCTTGGCCGGGGCAAACACCGATAAAGATGCCGTGCATTTCGGTGCTGAATTGGCCGAGACGCGGCAGTGAAATTGTTTGTGATTGCAGAAGCGTATTCATTGTTATGACTCTCTCAGTGCGGCCAACACCGTGGTGGTGATGTCGCGGTTGGGTGTCTCGATGAAACGGAATCCGCCGACGGGGCGGGTATGGCGGATGGTTATGCTGCCGACGTGCTGCACACCCACCGCTTCAATCAGGCTGTGGTTGCTGGCTTCGCGCATAGCGGCCTGCAATTTCGCTTTAAAGGTCGGGTGGCGGAGACTTGTGCGTGTGATGGACATTTGCTGGCCTCAAATAATTTTTGCTTTGCGCAGTTTGTCGAGCTGCATTTTGGTGAGCTGCACAACGGCGTCGGTCAGCGCATCGGCATCGATCGCATCGCCCGGTGGTATGCGAGCTGCGAGGCCGCCGGCGAAGGCTTTCGCCATATCGAAGGCTTGTTGCTTGCGGTGCCCCTTGGCTGTTTGGTCCATGACTGGCATGTTTTGCTGGTCCATTAATCGTCTCTGCGTGAAAATATGAACCGTAAGTTCACTGTTGTCAAGAACTAAAAGTTCATTATTTTGTGTGGGACAAAAAAAAGCCCGCTCGGGGCGGGCTGGTTAGCATTTGAAAGGTATTAGCAGTCGTAGACTTCTTCTTTTTGGGGAGGGGGATCAGGTTGGTTACGAATGGCTCTCTCGATGGATGCCATCCGTAGGTTCATTTCGTCGGCTAGTTTAATGGCGCGATCCAGCTTGCCTTTGATGCCGAACACCGCAAACGGCAATAAGCACCATAAGACTGCAAGAATGAGCAGAAAAATAATTAACAATGCATAAAGTGTTGGTGAGGTCTCCATGGCTGCTCCTTGATTATTTTATCGGGATTGATGAGAGCAGGAAGGATGAGTCATAGACCACGCCGGTTTGGCCGTCCTTCGATTTCAGCAGCCGCACCGTCATATTCGTGCCCGTATGGCTGTCGGCGTACGTTTGGCCGCCGCCGAAGCCGCTTAAATAACCGGCGCTGGTGGCGCCAACGGTGTCTTTGCTGGTTTGCGCTTCAACCTGCACGAAATACGGATAGCCTTCGCGTGTGGCGATCTCGGCAGCTTTACGCAACACGAATTTTTTGGTGGTGTCGCGATCGGTGTAGGTGTTGCCGGTGAAATCGACCTGCCAAACATCGGGTGCGAGCTGCGTTTCGGAAAATCCCATGCCGCCCGTCCAGGCGGATTTTTTCTGATCGTAGGGTGTGGCGCAGGCGGCGAGCAGGGTGCATAGGCTGAGGGCAATCAGTGATTTTTTCACGGAAAAATCCTTGTGGTTTCTATTTTTAAAAATTGTAGTGCTACCGATTAAGGCTATTTCGTTGTTGCTTCCTTGATGGGTAGCGGTTCGGCCGGTTGTTTGCGGGCGCGGAAATTTTGTAGTGCCTCCACTGCTTTTTGCAAGTAGTCCGTCAGATCTCCAAGTTGTGCGTCATCGTCCAGGCCTAGATCGACCGGCTCTTTGTAACCGGTGACGGTGTAGTTGGTATGTGGTGTGGCGGGAATTGCAGTGGCCGGCGCCGCTGCTTTTAGCATCGCTTCTATGGCGGTGATCAGGTGCGCGGTTATTTTTTTCTCACGCTCTAGTTTCGCGAGCTGTTCGTAAACTTTGTATGCCTGTGGGTATTCGCGTGCGCCGTAAACCTGCTCAGGCTCAGCGACCTTTGGCGTGTGCGCAGGGTCCCCAAACAAAAGCCAGGCGCCCGAGCATTTAGCAATTTCTGCGAGTTTCGGCAGCTTTGCTGTCTCTGGCATTGCTTCTCCGTTCAGCCATTTCCCAGCGCCCTTTGGCGATACATCCATTTTATCCGCGAGCCAAACTGCACGGCCGTGGCTCGGCGGGCCATCAGTCATCTTATCGAGAGCTTTATTCAGCCTGCCAGCAAAGGCGCGGCGGGCTTTTTCTTCCGGATTCTGAACCATAGGTTCAAATATAAAACGGCTTGCAGGAACTATCAGTTCCGGTCTAGTATGAACCGTAAGTTCACTTTTAGGTTGCATATGGACCCTTTGAAACACGCCATTGATTGTGTGGGCGGACCGCAAAAAGCTGCTGAGATTTGCGGTTTTTCAACCCGCTACGTTTACCGCCTACTTAGCCGCGGTGCTTTGCCTCGTACTGAGTACACCGGTGAGACAGATTATGCCGAGAGGCTTGCGGCCAGCAGCGGCGGAGCGTTTACGGCTCAGTGGTTGAGAGACAACGCGCGGCCTGCAGCTGCTTAACCCTAACCGCCTCCGAGAAGGCGGTTTTATTTGGCTGCAATTCCTAGGGGAAATTGAAGGAAAGTGGGGGAAACAAGAAGTGCAATTAACGTTGAATTTCGATGCCGGATTAATAGAAAGCTACGCAAGTTGTCGCGAATTCATCGCCGCAAGGGTTCATCAGCTCGGTAGGGCGCAGAAGGCAATTGCCGCTGATATGGATTATTCGCCGTCTGATCTTTCCCGCAAGTTGGCGCAAAGTCCCGACGATTCGCGGCGGTTTACGCTCGACGATCTGGAAAAATACATTGCTGTGACGGCGGATAAAAAGCCGCTTTTTTATCTGGTCGAAAAATATCTGACGACGTCCGATGAGGACGAATTAAAAAAAGAAATTGCCGTGCTGCAAGCGCAGCTAGCAAAGAAACAAAAACGATAACCACTGTTCGCATCGATCGTGGCGTTGTCACCAGTTTGAGTGTTGCCGCAACAACCTTAACGGCAGCGCCACGATCCATGCCAACAAACAATAAGGGCGAAACGATGGGCGCATTTAGTAAGTTGAAGATCGCAGAGCCGTATGGCCATCCCTTCGATCAACGTTGGGGCGAAGGCGTTATCTGTTGGGATAAAAAACGCGAATGCTGGGTGCTGCCCGGTGGCGAGATAACGCGGATAGAAAATAAAGCATTGGAAGCGGCGCGGCGTATCGCGCACTTGATCGAAAACAAGCAAACGTTTATTCGCAAAATCGCTGCCTGAGGTCGCTGCCATGCAAGATGTTCATGCGCAGCTTGAATCTGCGGGGTTGATCGTCGACGGTGATTTGAAGATCACCGGGGAATTTGAGCATTGCAAAGTTGAAGGCAGCAAGGGCGCAAAAAAGCCCGGATGGTATGTGTTGACGGAATATCGCCTGCGCAACGGCCAAACGGTGATCGTCGGTAGCTATGGCAATTACAAGCGCCACGGCGATACAGTTTTTAAAGTTCAGTTTGATCTGCCGCCCCTTAGCGACGAAGAAAAGGCCGAATTTGCGAAACGTCAGGCGCAGATGCGCGAGCAAACTGAAAAAGAAAAGCAGCAGCGTGCAGCCGATGCTGCAGTGCGCGCAAAGCGTATTTTTTCAAAGCTGCCCGATAGCGGAAAATCCGATTATCTGACGCGCAAAAAAGTGCGCGCATTCGGTGTGCGATTTTCTCGCGGTTCGATTGTAGTGCCAGTACGCAGAATCGATGGCGCGCTCGTTGGCCTGCAATTTATCGACGCGAGTGGCGATAAAAAGTTTTTAACCGGCACGCCAAAGCGCGGTGCATTTCATTTGATTGGCGAAATCACAGCAGGCGTACCGTTTGCCATTGCCGAAGGTTATGCAACGGCTGCCAGCATTCATATGGCAACGGAGTTCGAATTGCCGGTAGTGGTTGCGTTCGACGCTGGCAATTTATTGCCGGTCGCACAAGCGCTGCGCGCGAAATATCCCGATTGGCAAATCCTTATCTGCGCTGATGACGACGCGCACACCGAAGGTAATCCCGGCGTGACGAAAGCCACCGAAGCTGCACAAGCAGTCGGTGCGCTGCTGTGGGTGCCGGATTTTGATGCTGCTGAGCAGCGGAGGGCGGCGTGATGAATGGGTTACAGAAAAAAATAATTATTCGGGCGCTTGATGCGAATGAACAACTGACTGAGTGGGAGCACGACTTTGTCAGTGATTTGGCCGATAAGCCGGACGATTACGAGCTAAGTGAAAGACAAAATCATATCGTCAATCGTATTTGGGAAAAGCTCGATGCGTGATTATTTTTGGTGTGCTGTGGCTAGAGCCTGCGCAAAGCCGATCCTTGCAAATTTTATTATTCGCATCGCTATGCGTCGCCCCTATTTGCACATCGGCGATTACATGTATCGGTACTGGTTGATTCCGTTCGAGTGGAATTTGCCGTTTTCTGTTCGAGTTCATCATATTCGCCTGCCCGATGCCGATCCTTATCTGCATGACCATCCGTGGAATTGGCGCACAATTATTTTGCGTGGCTGGTATATCGAAGAGGATGTGTTCGGGCGAAAAGTTTGGCGCGATGCGGGCGAAACGAAAGGCGCTACCGCTGAGACTTTTCACCGTATCGATATAGTTCCGCCGGATGGCGTGTGGACGCTATTCATAATGGGGCGTCGACGCAACCGCTGGGGCTTCATGCACGGCGACCCGGCACGTAAAACTTATTATCGTGATTATGTATCGGTAAATGATTGTGGCGAATTGATGGAGCCGCGCCCGTGAAATTCACCGATGCAAATGATCTGCATGTTAATTTCGGTATCGATGTATTGCGCATGCAGTTGTTGGCGGCGCTGGAAACCGATGTATTAATCGATAGCTCCCCGCGCCCCTCTGTTGAATCTGCGCCCCCGTCGAATAGTGCGGATCAGAAAGCCCCGCGCCCCTCGGATGATGAAATCGCGCGGTTTTCGATGCCGGAATTACTCGAACGTTTTTCACTGGCCATGCCCGATGGAAAAATATGGGACGCACGCGAATCTCGGTTCATCAAAAAAGGTGCTGCGCGCGATTGGTGGGGCGAGAAGTGTTTCAAGGCGTGGATGCAGCACGATGCGCGTGCAACCGTTATGCAGGACGACGTTGCTGCATTCGCGGCCGCCGCGCAGTTAAGGGGGCGTGGGGGGCTGAGCGAATCGCTCAACCGCTATATTTATATTTACCCGACCGACAGTGCGTGGGATGTGGCCGAGCGCAAGCGTGTGCCTGTGTCCGCGTTGAAGCTGGCGATTGCCGATGTGTTCGATGGTTGGCTGAAGCATCCGAGCAGGCGCGATATCGATGAGCGTGCGCTGGTGTTTGATCCGGGTGGCCCTCTCGACCAAGCGGGACGAATTAATACATTTCGCGGGCTGCCCATCGAATCGATCGACGATGCGGCTGGCGAGTGGCAGCGCTGCGCGAATATCCGCACGCTGATTTATCACCTGACGAATACCGATGAGAAAATTTATTGGTGGATCATGTATTGGCTGGCTTATCCGCTGCAGCATGTCGGCGCGAAGATGGCCAGCGCGCTATTGATTCACTCCGATGTGCAGGGCTCTGGTAAATCGCTGTTGTTCGAAGAGGTCATCAAGCCGATGTACGGCGAATATGGCGCGACGCTCGGGCAGCATCAGTTAGAGAGTCAGTACACCGATTGGCGATCACAGTTATTGTTTGCGCTGTTCGAGGAAATATTTTCCGGTGCGACCAAATTCGCACACACCGGTCAGCTGAAGCAGATGATCACCGGCAAGACGCAGCGCATCGAGAAAAAATATATGGCGGGCTGGGAAGAAGCCAACCACATGAATGCGGTGTTTTTGTCGAACGAGACACAGCCGTTCCCCCTCGACCCCTCAGATCGACGCATGTTGGTGTTGTGGCCACGCAAGAAGCTTGACGACGCATTAAAGAATGCGGTGCTTGCCGAAATTACCAACGGTGGTGTGGCGGTTTTTCTCGCGTATTTGCGCACACTGGATATCGGCGATTTTCACACACACAGCGAGCCGCCGATTACCGATGCCAAGCAGGATTTGATCGACTACAGCCGCTACGGCTGGGATTTATTCCACCGCGATTGGCGTGCTGGTGCGACAGACTGGCCGTATATGACGTGTCTGCTCGCGGATTTATATCAATGCTACAAACGCTGGTGCTCAGCGAATGGAGAGCGCGATATCACGCTGAATAAATTCGGCTCGAATATTGGTAAGCGTGAGCGCAAGCGGCGCGACTTGGATTACGACAGTGGCCATCTCGTGCGCAAAGGTGTTTTTATTCAAGTTGGTCAGCCGCCGGAAGGCGTTGCACAAAAGAAATGGCTGGGCGAATGCGTTGTGGATTTCCAGAAATGTATTAAACCCGACGATTCGAAGTACAAACCCGACGATTGACCCGACGTTTTATTTTTTTATGTATTTGATTATTCGGAAAAACCCGATGACCCGACCGACCCGACGTTTTTTTCTCGCGCGTGCGTATATGCGCGCGCTCGTGTGATTGTGTATCTCGGCGTACGGATGTAATCGCCATCAAGAAAAAATATTTCTCACGCGTAAAAATTATGATCGGGTCGGTCGGGTCATCGGGTTTTAAATTGTTTTCAATGACTTATAAATTTAAAACGTCGGGTAAAACGTCGGGTTGTGATCGGGTCTATTAGGGGGCGATATGGCATTGCGAGAGACACAAGACAAACTGGAAGGCTGGGGAAAATGGTTGCGTGGCGGTATTGGGCTTGGTTATGGCAATGTGTTGAGCGATCTGCGCGGCGGCGGTTTACCATCGGCGCCTATCAGTGATGATCAGGCGCTGCGTATTGATCGCGTTGTTGCAGTACTCAAGCAAACCAATTACGAGCAGTATCAGTGCATCAAACTGTGTTATGAGGGCTGTATGGCAGTGCGTTCGATTGCGCGCGAAATTAAAATTAGTCATCAAACTGTGACCCGCCGTATCGAGGCAGCCGAGCACTGGCTCGATGTTGCATTCGAAGTTGAAAATATTTAATCGCAACGCTTGCATCGTGTGACATGCAGGGGTATAAATGCGCTACCTTGCGGTTAACGCCGCTGAGAATGAAACCCGGCCACCGCGCCGGGTTTTTTATTTCTCCGATTTATGCGTTCGCCAGATCGCGATAGACCTTGCCCGGTTGCAGTCTGTGCGAGCGCGCCATACTCCTTGTAGTGATTGCACACCCGCTTCGGCGGGTTTTTTTATTTCTGGATTCCGCATGGCGAATACAACCGAGATGGTTGCGAAAATTGCTGAGCAAGGCGGCGCGGCGGTTGCTGTTGGATCGTTCACCGCATGGGCTGCTGGCGTGACACAGTGGCTCAATCATAATTCGCCGGCTGTATTGGCTATGTGCGGAATTGTTGGTGCGCTGATTTCGTTCGCGGGCTGGTTGACGAATCTTTACTACAAAGAAAAAAGATTTCAGTTTGAATTGCGTCAGAAGGCGCGGCGCGAATAGTCGTGCCGAAATATGATCCTGCTCGACCGTGGCGGCATCTGTATAACACGGCTGGATGGCGCGGTCTTCGGTTGACACGATTGGCAGCAGAACCTTGCTGTCGTATGTGCAAGTCACAAGGCAAGATAACTGCAGCAAATATTGTCGATCACATGAAGCCGCATCGCGGTGATCCAGTTTTATTTTTCGATTTCGATAACACGCAATCGCTGTGCAAGCGCTGTCACGACAGCCATAAGCAACGGGCTGAGAAGTCAGGGCGCGTGGTCGGTTGCGATGCCAGTGGTTTACCGCTCGATGCTGCACATCACTGGCGGTCAACCTGAATGGATGTGGGGGAGGGCAAAAGTCTAAAGCCCTTTTCCATAAGACCGCTTCGTGACCTCGATTCGCATCAGCGGGAGTTTCAGGAGGGGGGTATCTCATCATGGGCACTAGAGGCCCGAAACCATTGCCATCAGTTGTGCACTTGGCTAAAGGCAATCCGAGCAAAAAGCGTTTCACAACATTATCCGATGGCACACGCGTACCGATAGAAATTCCATCACCGCCGGCGCACCTATTACCGGAGGCATTGATCGAGTGGGATCGCATAACCGTCGAGCTGGAAAAGTTGGGTTTGATCGCAGCTGTCGATCGAGCAGCGCTCGCGGTGTATTGCCAAGCGTATGCGCGCTGGGTTGAGGTCGAAACGAAGCTGCAAACACTGAATGATCCGCTGCGTCCTGATCTAAATCCGCTGGTTGAACGCACGCCATCCGGCTATCAGCAAATGAGCGTGTTACTGCAAATCAGCAATCGCGCTGTCGAGCAGATGCATAAATTCCTGGCTGAATTTGGTATGACGCCATCCGCGCGGCAGCGCGTAACGATCTGCCCGCAGCAAGACATGTTTACCGATGACAAAACTCCGCAGCAAGGCGCCAAGGCTTACTTCACCAAAAAGTGATCCGGTGACGGCGTATGCACAACGCGTAGTTGCAGGAAAAATTATTGCTGGTCCACATGTACGCGATGCTTGCGCTCGCCACTTGCGCGATTTAATCGAAGGTCCTCAGCGCGGTTTGAAGTGGGACATCGAATCAGCCAAACGAGCGACCGGATTTTTCAGCGACGTACTACGGCTGAACGGCGGACGATTTGAAGGTTCGCCATTTAATCTCGAATTGTGGCAAGCATTCATCGTCGGCAGTTTGTTCGGCTGGAAGGGCAGCGACGGCACAAGACGCTTTCGCGTCGCATTTGTCGAGACCGGCAAGGGTTCGGGAAAATCGCCGCTCGCCGCCGGCGTGGGTCTGTATTGCATGGTCGCCGATGGCGAACACCGCGCCGAAGTTTACGCGGCCGCGACCAAGCGTGATCAAGCGCAAATATTATTTCGCGATGCCGTCGCGATGGTTGATCAGTCGCCCGAACTCGATTCGGTCATTGGTCGCAGCGGATCGCGCGGCAAAGAATTTAATCTGGCGTATCTCGAAACCGATTCATTCTTTCGTCCGATCAGTTCGGACGATGGCCAGTCAGGCCCGCGCCCGCATTGCGTACTGCTCGATGAAATCCATGAGCACCGCACCGGCAACGTGGTCGAAATGCTGCGAGCCGGCACCAAAGGGCGCACGCAAGCGCTGATCTTTATGATCACCAACAGCGGCGCGAATAAACAAACTGTCTGCTGGGAATATCACGAATACGCAACGCGCGTTTGCAGCGGCGCAGTCATGGACGATTCATTTTTCGGTTACGTCTGTGCGCTCGATGATACCGACGATCCGTTTAATGATCCGAAGTGCTGGGTCAAAGCGAACCCATCGCTCGGCATAACCATCCCGAAAAAATATCTCGAAGAGCAGATCACGCAAGCGCGTGGAATGCCATCGAAAGAATCGGTGGTGAAGCGTTTAAATTTCTGCATGTGGGTCGAAGCGGAAACTCCGTGGATATCGTTCGCAATCTGGATCGGTGCGCAGCAGAAATTCGAAACCGATTCGTTATACGGCCGTCGCTGTTATGCCGGTCTCGATCTATCCAGCACGCAGGATTTAACCGCACTGCTGCTGCTATTCGAGCCAATCGAAGGCGACCCGGTGTGGCGATTGCTGCCGCACTTTTGGTTGCCTGCCGAAGGGCTATACGAGAAAGCCGATCAGGACCGCGTGCCATATATCGCATGGCGCGATGCGGGCTGGCTGCATACAACGCCGGGCCGCGCGATCAGCAAATTGCATGTGCTGCGCACACTCAGCGAAGTCGCAGCGCAATACGATCTGCAGAAGATCGCTTATGACCGCTGGCGCATCGAAGATTTAAAAATGCTCATCAACGATGAAGGCATTTCGCTGCCGCCGCTCGTTGGCTTTGGTCAAGGCTACAAAGATATGGCGCCGGCGGTCGATGAGTTCGAGCGGCGTTTACTCAATGATCAAATCAAGCATAACGGCAACCCGGTAATGACTTGGTGCGCGGCGAATGCCGTCGTCACTGCCGATCCTGCCAACAATAGAAAAATCGACAAATCGAAAGCGACAGGCCGCGTCGACGGCATCGTCGCTGCAGTAATGGCGGTCGGCATCACTATTGTCGAGACCGAAAAAATACTGACCGAAATTTTCATCGAGCTTTGAAATGGCATTTAGCGACTGGTTCGGCAAAGGCAAAAAGCTCGAAGCCGAACTGGCCACCGTGCGTGATCAACTAACGCAGGTGCAGAACTCGGCAATCATGTTCGGTGGCAGCAACTGGGAAGAATTTTTTGGAGCCGTCTCCGCGTCATCCGGCACACCGGTAACGCACGAGAGCGCCAAGCGCAGCGCTGCCGTGTACGCATGCGTCCGCCTCATTGCGGGTGCCATCGCGCTATTACCGTTTCGCGTTTATGAGCGCGTTGGCGGCGCGCGCAAAGAAGTCAATCACGACGTTTACTGGCTTCTGAATGAACAGCCCAATGCATTGTTGAGCAGCGCAACATTTTGGGAATGGGTTATCGCTACGATGCTTTATCGCGGCGATGCCATCGCAGAAATAATTCGCGATCGCAACGGCAACATCAAAGGCTTTTTGCCGATACCGCGCGAATGCTGGATGAACGAACGTCGTGGCAGCTCATTGATTTATTACATCAACGACGGCGTATCGAGCTACGGTCGCGAGCAATACGACATTCTGCACTTCCCTTGTTTCGGGTTGCAGTTACGTGGTCAGGTTGACGCAGGCTTGTACAGCGAATCAGTCATTTCGAACGCCGCTAAACAAGCAGTCGGCACCGCGCTTGCAGCCGATGAGTACTCCGGTGAATTTTTTGCGAACGGCGCCACCCCATCGACGGTTATTCAATATCCGCAAAACGTTGCGCCGACAAAAGAGCAGCAGGACTCGCTGCGCGCCTCGTTCGCAGAGAAGCATACCGGTAGGGGTAATCGCCATAAACCGCTGTTGTTGGTGAATGGGGGCGTACTGCAAACGGTGTCACTCAGTGCCGCTGATGCGCAGCTGCTTGAAACCCGTAAATACCAAGTGCTCGATATTGCACGCGCATTCGGCGTGCCGCCGCACATGATTGGCGAAACCACCGCCGCCACATCATGGGGCTCTGGCATTGAACAGATGTCTATCGCCTTCGTGCGTTACACCATCGGTCCGCATCTGCGCCGCATAGAGCAAGAGCTGAATCGAAAACTATGGCCGCGATCACTCAAATATTTCGTTGAAGCGGATCGCGAAGGATTGCTCGCCGGCGATTCGAAAGCAGAAGCCGAGTATTTTTCGAAAGCATTGGGCGGCCCGGGCACACAAGGGTGGCTCTCGGTAAACGAAGTGCGCCATCGCAAAAATCTGCCGCCGCAAGCGGGTTGGGATGGCATTACCAAGGCTGGTGCAAAAACTGAATCCAATTCGCAGGGCTCGAAAAATGAATCTGATCCAACTCTTTCTGAAGAACCAGGCGAAGCCGCGTAATTTCCGCAGCGTGCGCAACGAAGGCGAAACGCCGACGATTTATTTGTACGACATTATCGGCAGCGACTGGTATGGCGGCGTCAGCGCGCAGGCGTTCGCGTCCGAACTCAACGCGCTGCGCAACGAGCCGATTGTGCACTTGCGCATCAACTCGCCCGGTGGCGATGTATTCGAGGCGCGCGCGATCGCGACGGCGTTGCAACAATTTAGCGGAAAGGTTATCGCCTACATTGACGGTGTTGCCGCATCTGCAGCAACGTGGGTTGCGCTTGCGGCGGACGAAGTATTTATCAGCGATGGCGCATTTTTCATGATCCACAATTCGTGGACGCTGGCGTATGGCGATAAAAGCGTGATGATCGATACGGCCGCGCTGCTCGATAAAATCGATGGCGCCATCGTCGCGGATTATGTTCGCGCCACCGGAAAATCCGAAGACGAAGTGTGCGCATGGATGAATGCTGAAACATGGTTCACGGCGCAAGAGGCTGTTGATAACGGCTTCGCCGATCAACTCGCTGAATCAAAATCTAAAGCTGACAACGTGTGGGACCTAAGCGCATATAAAAATGCACCGACGCCAACACAAAAACCAACTGTCGACGATACCGAAATTAAACAGCATCGCGCTGCGCTGTCGCGCAACCTCGCGCTGCTTGAACGAATCGCTGCGTAGGCGCTCGCCACCGCACGATGAAGCCGGCCTAGCGCCGGTTTTTTTATGCCCCGTTGAGAAACGCGGCAACCACCGAGCATTCCGCTCGGTGTCCCTTTTGTGGAGAAACTTGTAATGACTATTAACGTCACCGAACTGCGCGGGCGCCGCAATCAATTGTGCGCGAATGCAAAAAAATTGATGGAAGACACCAAAGATAAATCATGGTCGTCGGAAAATCAGGAGCAGTATGACAATCTCACCAATGAGATTTCTGCAATCGATGGCCAATTGGAGCGCCATCAAAAAATACTCGATCTCGAAGCGGAAAATAAATTTACCGATCTGCCGAAAAAAGATTTCGATCCAGCGGACCCCAAAAACGGCGTGAAGAAAATTCACGACAAATGGCTGCGTGAAGGTTGGGAAGCGCTGAACGTTGAAGAAATTAAAGCCATCCGCAACACGATGTCTGTCGGCACCGGCTCGCAAGGCGGCTATACCGTACCGAGCTTAATTGCTCAGCAATATATCGACGCACTGAAAGGCTATCGCGGCGTGCGCGATGTGGCTCAATCGTTGGTCACTGCTGACGGTAAGCCGTTCAGTTATCCGACAACAGACGGTACGTCCGAAGTTGGTGAGCTGATTGGTGAGAATACAACCGCAACGGCTGCTGATCCTTCGTTCGGCACAGTATCGCTGGCTGTATACAAATACAGCTCGAAAATTATCGCGGTTCCGTTCGAGTTGTTGCAGGACACCGTGATCGATATCGAAACGCTGATTCGCAATCGCATCCGCGATCGCATTGGTCGCATCAACAACCAACATTTCACCACCGGCACTGGCACCGCTCAACCGAATGGTTTCGTCACAGCGTCCAGCGTTGGAAAAACCGGCACGACTGGTCAAACCACTACGGTCATTTACGACGATCTAGTAGATCTGATTGACTCGCTTGACTACGCCTATCAAGTACCTGGTTGCCGCTGGATGATGCCGCAGAGCTCCCGCAAAGTTGTTCGCAAAATTAAAGATACCACTGGTCGTCCGATTTGGGCGCCGGGCGAAGGCACCATGATTGATGGGTTCCAAGAAACACTGCTTGGTTATCCGATATCGCTGAACAACGATATGGCGTCGATGGCCGCGAACGCCAAATCGATCGCGTTCGGTGATTTTTCGAAATACGTCGTGCGCGACGCGATGGAAGTGTCGCTGTTCCGCTTCACCGATTCCGCCTACACAAAACTCGGTCAAGTCGCCTTCCTTGCATGGCAGCGTTGTGGCGGCAACCTTATCGACACCAACGCAGTGAAGTTGTACCAGAACTCCGCTACCTAATCCTTCTGGGCCGAAGCATCGCCGGGGTTCGCCCCGGCATTTTTTACTCTCTCGTCTTTCAATTGGAGTTATGAGTCATGGCAAACAAACAAGCGCGCGCCCTCACTGACGGCGTCGTAAACGGTGTTGCATTTCGCTGCAACGATGTTGTCGAGGGCGATGCAAAAGTGATTGCTGGTTTAGAAAGTGGCGGTCAAGTGGATTCGAACAATGCTGCCGTTAAATACGCCCGTAGTCTGAGCGATAAAGTCGTCGTGTTGGCTGGCGATGCAGAAACAACGGAAGCCGAAAAAACCGCGTAATTCTCGATTAACGCACAAAAAAGGCCCGCAATCGCGGGCTTTTTATTTTCCGGAGCAACCATGAAATCCATCCGTCTCATCGCCGCATCACTGACCTGCGCTGTGTTATTCGGCTGCGCAAGCAAGCCATATAACTCGGGAAATATCGTTCTTTCGCCGGCGCCCGCTGTGATTGGGCAGATCAATTTACCAAAGTAAAAAATCTCGCGTCGTGAGACGCCATTACTCCCGATAGATGGAAAACATTTGGAGTAATTGAAATGGCTATACAGGTTCTTCTGCCGATAGACCCGGTGACCATGATCGTGTTGATCATGAGTTATCCGATGGACAGACCCATGAATAAAAAAGGCCCGAATATTGATGTTAGCGCTGAGGTTGTTAGCAGGGCCGATTGCGAAACAAGAAGCAATATGCAGCGCGATGAGGTTGTTGGAAATGCACGTTTTGTTATTCACGTTTCTTGTACGCCGTGGGGTCGGGAATATTCCTATCCAGCACTGAAGTAAAAAAGTTTCGCGTCGTGAGACGCCATTTTCCGTGGGGCGCAAGCCCCTCAATGTGGAGCAAGAGCCATGAAATTGTTTAATCGTTTTGCCTTCGCCGCCATGCTCTGCATGGTTTCCATTTTTGCCAATGCCGCCGCTGGTCCGTGGGTTATTCACGACGGATTTAAACTACGCGGTTACGATGGCACTGGTCTCAACATTGCTGCCGCTGGTAATGCGCTGAAAATCGCGCTCGCGACTTCTGCATCCAACGCGGCAACCACATCCGTAAACAACTACGCATCGCTCACCAACGAGCTGAGCACCGCCAATGGCTACACATCGGGCGGCGCTACCATTTCGCAAACGTGGACTGGTACCAGCACTGTTACGCATGCGTTGAGCGCCAACGTGGTGTGGACTGCCACCGGCACCATCACTGCACGTTTCGCGATTCTGTACGACAACACAGACACCAACAAAACCATCATCGCACATTGCCTGCTTGATTCCACGCCGGCCGATGTGAGCGTGACCAGCGGCAACACGTTGACCATTTCCAGCGGCACCACATTCACGCTCGCGAAAGTGTTGGTTGCGCCGGTGGCTGGTGGCTACGCTGCTGCGAACGATCCGGTCTATGACCTGTTCGCGCTCGCAAACGGCTGGCCGATGAAACTCCCGCTGCTCGCTGCCTGAGATAACGCGTGATGCGTAATTTATTCGCCGTACTGCTGCTGCTCGCCACATCGCTGGCGATCAGCGGCAACAATGCACAGTGGACAAATAGCGGCGGCTCTCTAAGCACGCAAGCTAAAACTGTGCATGCGGTGGCGGTGGCTGGCGGTTCACTGCTGTTCCAGGACGATTTCAAATCCAGTTCAGGCACGACGTATTCATGGGGCACCTTGCCCATGACCAGCCTGTCGACGTTTGTAACGCAGGCAGGTTCGAACTGGCAGTACAACGACGATTGCTGTAGCAACGCGCAGGGCGGCATCATCGCGTGGCCAGCGGATGGCACTAAAAACGCCTGGTTCATGAAGTATGTTTTGAGCGATGACCTCAATGTCATCTCTCACGCGTTCGACCCAGGTCACGTTTCGTCGGGCACGCTACGTCCCACTGAAATCTATGTGCAATGGAAAGAATATCGCTCATCGACGTTTGACGGGGGCTCGACCAAAGACTGGCGCGTGAATCTTTTTACCGCCGGGCATTGGGGCAATACCCACGATCAGCCGTGCGACAACCCTACTAATGGAGATATTTGCGGCGCTGGCGTCGACTTATATGGCGGATGGGGCAGTGCTACGGCGGCAACAGATTCGACGACGACCAATGCCATCGACATGACTGGCATGAATATTCAGGGTGCGGGCTTCTCGCAAGCTGGCGACCCAAACACTATTTGGTCACAGAGTTACACGTTTACAAAAGCCACGGTCCATACGATCGAGCTGCACATCAAGGTCAACACGCCGGGCAACGCTGACGGCGCCGCAGAAATGTGGATTGACGGCACGAAGCTAACGAATAGCCGGACAAATGTGCGTTTCACACCTGACAGCAAGTGGGACAGCGCTGGATTAGGGCAATCGTATATCGACGGCTTTCAGCTCGGCATGACCGCTAGCAACAACGGGTTTGCCTTCGCTGGCGTGTCCACCCGGTACATTACCGACTTCAAAATCAGCACGTCGTATATTCCATAACGAGGCCGCGCGATGAAGCGAATTATTTACGGCCTGTTTGCAACGCTGCTGATCGGATTATTCAGTGTTGATGCCGGCGCCGCGATTGCAGTCGGCGCGAAGCGGATCGACCATTTTTCTGGCGTCACAACAGCTACTACCACCGGAATCACAACAACAGCATCGGGTAGCACGTTTGTTGTTGCGGTATCGTTTGACCATACAACACACATCGTCACAGGAATCAGCGATAGTAAATCGAACACGTACACGCTCGCAGGAACTGCTGGCGATTTTGGTTCGGTCTACTACTGCTCGAATTGCACGGGCGGCGCGAGCCATACAGTCACCATCACATTTGATGGTGCCGAATTTCCGATTGTTCATTTTCTCGAAATCACCGGCGCGGCGACGTCGTCTTATGATTCTGCGGTTACTGCAAAAGCCGAAGATGCCGCCTCGCCATTTACGGTAACGAGCGGCACGACATCACAAGCTGCCGAGCTGCTCGTGTCGTTTATTGCGTCAAATAGCGGCAGCAACCCGGTCAGTTATTCCGAATCGTCGGGCTTTACGATTCAGCAGCAGGATGGCGATGGGTCTAATTATTGGACGTCGGCATTAGCAACCCGCATTGTCAGCTCGACCGGCACATTCACGCCGTCGTATACAGGTTCTGGAATTACTGGCAGCACCAACATTGTCATTGGGCTCAAAGAGGCTGCCAGCGGTGGATCATCCACGCTGTCGCCGGGCGCTGCATCGCTGGCATTTGCCGGTGCTACATCGGCAATTTCTACATCGGGAAATAAAGTCGTTGCACCCGCAGCGGCGTCGCTCGCTGTCACTGGCGCAACATCAACAATCAGCAAAACCGCATACACCTGGTACTCGCTGCCGTCGCCGGGTGGTTATGACAATAATTCGATTCTTGTCGGCCAGACTTATCCGACCGGATCGTGGTTGCGCGTTGTTACCGATTTCGCGCACATCACGGCGGACTATGCGACTGGTCCGCTGCAAAACGATTTAAACGACTACGCGACAGCGGCCGGTGGTTACAGCGGTACTGATAGCGCAACGTATGAAATTAAAAACCCATCGGGTAGCACGTCGCAGTATACGATCACCGTCAATATTGATTCGAATGCGCTGATTGGGTTTTCCGCGGCCACGGTGTCTTTTACGCCGAGCACGCCGTCCATCGTGATCGGCAAAGTGTTGTCGCCGTCAGCCGCAGCGCTGGCATTTGCCGGCAGCACATCGACGATTACCGCGACTGCAAATAAAAGCGTAGCGCCGTCTGCGGCGGCGCTCGCATTGTCGCCGGCAACGCCGACCATAACCGCCAGCGGTAGCGTTTCGGTATCGCCGTCTGCCGTATCGCTCGTACTGACAAGCGCGACACCGTCTATTGCTGTTACGGCGAACAAAACGGTTGCGCCTTCTGCCGCATCGTTGGCATTGAGTGGCGCCACACCCACTGTCGCCGCGACTGCGAATGTGGTTGTTGCACCTAGCCTTGCAGCGTTGGCGTTTACGCCCGTCACGCCGAACATCACTGTTGGCGGCAATGCATCAGTGACACCGGGCGCAGGCGCGCTGGTACTTACTGGCGCAATACCGTCGATTGCAATTACAGCGAATCAGACTTTTGCACCCACTGCAGCAGCGATTGCATTGAGTGGCGCAACACCATCGATAACCGCCACGGCAAATATCGGAGTTGCACCGAACGCAGCAGCGTTGGCGTTTACGCCAGTTACGCCGAATATCACCGTTGGCGGCAATGCATCAGTAACACCGGGCGCCGCAGGGCTCGCCTTCTCCGGCGCAGCGCCATCGGTTGGCGCGACGGCAAACGTAGCGGTTAATCCATCCTCTGCGGCGCTGACATTTTCTGGCGCGGTATCGACGGTTACTGCGACCACTCACAGTCTGCTCGCTCCGGCTGCGGCAGCGTTAAATATGGTGGGCTCTACGCCGGCTGTGAGCGTGACGCGCAATATTATGTTGGCGCCAGCGTCAGCAGCCATTTTGTTTTTCCCGAAAACGCCGAGAGCGACAACAACAGCGCACACGTTCTCGCTGCCGCCACGCGGTAGCGGTTATCCATACGGCAGTCGTCGGCCAGCAGTGTTGGAATAATTCATGACATTACGATTGATCGAAGCGCCGGGCGATTTACCGCTTTCGCTGGCGGAAGCAAAATTGCATCTGCGAATTAGCGAAAACGACACAACAGAAGATGCTTTGATCACGTCGCTGATTGCCGCCGCTACGTTGCACGTGGAGCAACTCACCGGGCGGCGTTTAGTTTCGCAAACATGGTCAAAGTCGCTGGATGCATTTCCAAAATGCGGCGGTGCGATTGAATTATTATTGCCGCCGGTTAAGTCGATTTCGGTAATTACCTTTATCGATGTCGATGGTAGTGAATTGGCGATCGATGAGTCAGCCTATGAGCTGGATGCGCAATCGGAAACGGCGTGGGTAATTCCCGCGTATGGCTATATCTGGCCGGTAGCGCGCGCAAAAGCGAATGCAGTGGTAGTGGAATTTATCTCGGGCTATGGCGGTGCGGATGACGTACCGGAAAGCATCAAAGCTGCATTGAAGCTGCTCATCGCCCATCTCTATGAAAACCGCGAGGCGGTAATTGTCGACGCGCGCGTGCAAGCGTTTGAATTGCCCGTTGGTATCGCGGCGTTGCTCTCGCCCTTTCGCGTGATGAGATTTGTATGAGAGCTGGCAAGCTGCGCCACCGCGTGCGGATTCAGCAGCGCAACAGTGAGCGCGATGAATTCGGCCAGGCACTCGACACATGGATCACGCTTGATATCGTGTCGGCCAATATCGTGGGCTTGTCGGGGCGTGAATTTCTTTCGCGCTCAGGCGAGGCTGCAGACGCCACGCATCGCATCGAAATGCGCGCATGGGCCGGTCTGAGCCCGTCGCATCGCATTGTGTTTGGCACGCGAATATTCGACGTGCAGTACGTATCGGATATCGATCAGCGCGGCATTGAAATGCACCTCATCTGCAAGGAGCGCGCAGCATGAGCAACAACGGATTTTACAGCGGCGATGGTGACGGTCGGCAGGATTTTACCGTTAAGGGATTGAAGGAATTAAACGACGCGCTCGATCAGTTTCCCGAAAAATTGCAACGCAACGTTTTGCGCGGTGCAATTCGCGCAGCGCTAAAAATTATTCTCGACGATGCCGCCGCGCGCGTATCGGTGATATCTGGATTACTGAAAAAATCGCTGCGCATTTCGGTGCGTATTGTCGATGGCAATGTTGTTGGTACGCTCAAGGCTGGCGGCGGTGTCAATGTTAAGACCGGCGATAAAAAGAATCGGCGCGTCGCGTTTTATGCGCACATGGTGGAGTTCGGCACCGCAGCGCACGTGATTCGCGCAATACGTGCAAAGGCATTAAGCATCGGTGGATATTTTGCTCGCGACATATCTCACCCAGGTGCGCAGGAGAAACCGTTCATGCGTCCGGCCATCGCCGCAAAAACGGCCGCTGCTACTGAAGCATTTGCCGATTATGTTCGTGTGCGGCTCGATAAATTAAATCGACAATTCAATGACTGACGATATCGAATCCGCCGCAAAGGCGCTGTTGCTTTCGCGTGCTGAAATAACAGCCGCGATTGCAGATCGCGTGTATACCGATTTTTTGCCGGAAAATGTGACTTATCCGGCGGTATCGATTCAATTGATCGTCGCGCGGCGTATCACAGCGCCACTAATGGCGGTTGCGGATCCGAACGCGGTTGATACCACGCTGCAAATTACCGTGTGGAGCGATCGCAAGAAAACCGCAAAAGCGGTGAGCAAGTTGATTCGCCAAGCTATTCAGCGCTGGCGCGGAACGGTCGATGGCTTTCGCATTGACGACATTATTATCAGTAGTGAAGGTCCGCATTTTTACGATGCAGATTTAAAACTTTACGCGGCGTCGATGGATTACATTTTTTCGCATCCGGAGTAATTGCAATGTCAGAACTAACCGATGATTTTGCTGGCCTCGGCGGCTCTTATCAGGTCGATCCGGTAACAGGTGTGCGCACATTGGTAGAGCGCACGCAAACCGAAGCGCCTCCCGCGCCTCTACCTGAACAGCTAACTGAAAACCCCGAACCCGCCTAGTGCGGGTTTTTTATTTCTCTCGCCGTGAGGCGACACATCCGGGGGGCAGCAATGCCCCCGTTACGCGGAGCACAACGATATGTCATTACTCACCCGCAAGCGGGCGCTGTTAGCAAAAATTGAGACTGTCTACGGCACCGATCCAACGCCGACCGGCGCAGCGAATGCGATCCTTGTGCGCGATCTCGACATCACGCCGATGGAAGGCAAAAACGTTGATCGGCAACTGATTCGACCATATTTCGGCAACAGTGAAAGTCTGCCGGGCGCGGTCAGTATGAAGGCGACCTTTGGCGTCGAACTGGCCGGCGCTGGTGCTGCAGGTACGGTGCCGGCGTTCGGCCCTCTGCTTCGCGCTTGTGCATTCTCAGAAACGATCAATGCCGGCGTCAGCGTAGTGTATGCGCCGGTATCCGCATCGCTCGAATCAATCACCATGTACGCGCATATCGATGGTGTGCTGCATGAAGGTAATGGTTGCCGCGGCACTGTCTCACTCGATTTCAGCGAGGGTGCGATTCCGGTATTGAAGTTCGACATGACCGGTATTTTTCAGCCCATTATCGATGCCGCCTTGCCCACCAGCACGTTCACGGGTTTCAAAACACCGCTGGTCGTCAACCGCACCAATACGCCGACGTTCACATTGCACGGTTACGCCGGTGTGATGGAAAAGCTATCGATCGATATGGCCAATGCCATCGCCTATCGCTCGCTGCCGGGCGGTAGTGAATCCGTGCAACTGACCGATCGCAAACCATCGGGCTCGGTCTCGATGGAAGCGACCACGATCGCGCAAAAGGATTGGTGGACAGCAATCAGAAACGCCACTACCGGTGCGCTGCAATTGGTACATGGCATTACCGCCGGCAACATCGTGCAAATCGATGCGCCCAAAGCGCAAATCAACTCCCCGAAATATGCGGATAAAGACGGCATTGCGATGTTGTCTGCCTCACTTGCGCTCGTGCCAAACGCCGGCAACGACGAATTAACAATCACGGTGAAATAATTATGCCTTTTGTGATGAAAGAGCGGCCCAGTTATCTGTGGCCGATTAAATTTAAGATTGCAGAAAACGGAAGTTTCAAAGAGTACGACTTCGAGGCCGAGTTTAGGCGTTTACCGCGTGAGCGCGTCGATGAAATTATCATTTCGCTAGCCGCCAGGGATGAGAACTACACCGATAAAGGAATTATTCGAGAGGTTCTCGTTGGATGGAAGGGCGTTATGGACGACAAGAAAAAAGCGATTCCTTTTAATGAGCAAAACCTGGATGAACTACTCAGCATCACCGGTAGCCCATCGCCAAAATCGGCTTTGATTAAACAGTTTTTCGCAAGCCAAGTAGAGCGGCTGGAAAAAAACTAAGAGAGGCCGCCGAGTTCTGGGCAACCGGCGGTGTCAGTGACAAAGAGGCCGAAGCCGATCTCAAACGCTTTGGCCTGGCCCAATCCCAAATTGACGAAGCACTCGGTGAGCGCACCTCCGGCGTCTTTGAAATAGAGCCGGAAAACTGGCCCGCGTTGCTGATCTTCGTCGCCTGCGAAACGCAATGGCGGTTTTTGCCGTCGGGTTATCGGCTCGGTCTCGATTATCCCGCGCTCGAAGCCGTTATGCGTCTGCAAAAAATCAAGAACAAATCCGATGTGTTTACTCGCGTCCGTGTCATGGAGCGCGCGGCATTGGCATTGCTGAATAAACGGTGACGTAAATGGGTTTCAACCTCGGCGAATTGATTTTCAAAATGTCCGCCGATGTGGCCTCGCTGCGCACGGATATGGCCGAAGCGAAAAAGGCCGTTAACGAAGCGAGCGAAGGCATCAAGCGCGGCGCCGATGTCGCTCGCGAAGCGCTGCAATTGCTCGGCATCGCCTTCACCGTCGATGCCGCTGTCGAATGGGTTAAAACTTCTGTGGAGGTTGCCGACCAGGCAAACAAAACCGCGCAAAAAATCGGCCTCAGTACTGAGGCGCTTACGGGCTTTCAATACGCCGCAAAACTCGCTGATGTCGATAGCGAGGCGCTGCAAACATCGCTGGTAAAACTCTCGAAAAATATGGCGGCCGCTGCCGCTGGTTCTGGCGCTCAGTCTGCTGCGTTCGCGCAGTTGGGCATTACCACACAAGACGCCAATGGGAAATTACGCGGTGTCGATTCGGTATTGCTCGATGTCGCGGAACGCTTTGCCGCCATGGAGGACGGCGCGCAAAAGGCAGCGCTCGCACAGGAGATATTCGGTAAAACCGGCGCGAATCTGATTCCTTTTTTGAATCAAGGCCGCGACGGTATCGAGCAGCTGCGCGCAGAAGCCGAAAAGCTCGGTATTGTGATCAAAGGCGATACCGCGAAAGCCGCCGAAGAATTCAACGATAATTTAACGCGCGTCAAAGCGGCGTCGAGCGGCGCAGCGAATGCGTTGATTGCTGAAATGTTGCCGTCGCTCAATCGCATTTCGAGCGCGATGGTTGATGCCGCGAAAGAAGGCGGCGTGCTGCATGCGTTGTTCATCGGTCTCGGTGGTGTTGCGAAAGAAGCGTTTTCGCGCGACAACTTCACCGACATCGAATTGGCGAAAGCGAAGATAAAGGATCTCACCAAAGAGATCGAAATATCGAAACAAGCGTTGCAGGGCTATGGCAGTTCCGCTGTCGCACCCGCCGAAGAGCTGCGCGCTAAAGTCGAACAGCTGCAGCATCAATTGCAGCTCGCCACCGAGTGGCGCGACAACCTGCTGAATCCGCCGCGCGAAGCACCCAAATTAAAACTCGAAGCGCCCGATATGTCGGGCGTTATTGAATATGCACAGAGCACCGCTGACGCCAATAAAACATTGTTCGATCAATCGCTGAAAGCTGCGCTAGAAGCCCAGCACGAAATCGATCAGCTAATGCAATCGATTATGCGTAGCGAGGGATACGCTGAACAGGCCATTGATCGACTTGGTGAAAAACTTTCTAGCGATTTTTTTAAATCCGATCAATTTAAAAATGACACGCAGTCATCACTCGACCAGATTGGCGCCGATCCTGATGGCGATCTGAAACGGCAGCAGGCACAAAACGCACAGCTCGAAACGGAAAGATTGCACCACGAGGCGAGTCTCGGAGACATAGAGGCGCAATGGGCGCTGAAGCGTTTACGCCTCCAGCAAATGACGGATAAGCAAAAAACTGTATCCGCCATTGGCGAAATGGCCAATATGACTGCTGGCGTTGCGCAACATTCGCGCGTGTTATTCGAGATCAATAAAGCTGCGACGCTTGCGAGCATTTTGCTCGCAACGCCAAAGGCTGTTGCCGGTGCATTCGCGTACGGGACAGAAGTTGGTGGCCCGTATGTTGGCGCAGCATTCGCGGCAATAGCTGCTGCGGTGCAATTGTCACAGTTTCAAGCTGCTTCATCGACCACGTTCTCAGGCGGTGGTGGTGGCACTACGCCCAGCTCTGCTGGTACTAGTCCCGTGGTAAACGGAACTCCCACCGCATCCTCATCGGGCGCAACATCACTACCGACTGCACAACAAAATCCATCTGCGCCGACGATCAATTTTTACGGCGATATTCATAGCAACGATGCCGAGCGGCTGATGAAAGACATCAAGTCGCTGATCAACGATGCCGATTTCGTATTGATCGATACCAACTCCCGCCAAGCTGCCGAGTTAAGAGCCGCATGACCTCCATTAATTACATCGCCAAGCGCGAGTTGGCCAGCGGGCACGTGGCTGGCAACTCGTATTCGTTTGATATCGGCATGCAGGTGATCGATCGCAACGGCAAGCAAATCCGCACGCGGCATAAATCGATCGGCGGTCAATCCGAAACGTGGCTGCAAAACATCGAGCGCTATTACGACCTGCAAACCGAGCCGATCGACCTGGCCGATGTGCGCCTGGGATACATGCGCGAATTTATCGATTCGGTGGCGGACGGCACTGCGTTCAATCTCGATTTTGATGGCACCGTTGCCGTCCCCGTTTCACCCGCGCCGTATGAAATCGAATCCGACTCGCATAAAGAAAGCCGCCTCGGCCCGCGCCTGATTCAGTTTTCGTTCAAAGTGAGAAAACTGTAATGCGGGCAATTCCTACGGCGTTCGCGCCGTATCAGTACTCGGCGTCGAAAGAGCCGATGATCGTCGTAGAGATCGCGTTCGATGATGCGGGCACTGATCTGATTTATTTGACCTCGCACACCGATACACCGTGGCCAGTGGGCGCTGTGTCGGTCCCTGGCACCGTGGTGAAAGTATCAAGCACTTCGCAGCAGATCGAACCCGATCAAGGGCGTAGCTCAATTGGCACCATCACAGCAGAAATCCTCGATAAAAGCGGCGCATTTTCCACATTATTAAAGGCGCACGATGACGCTGGCCGTGGCATCCGCTATTCGCGTGTGCGCGTGTATATGGGTTTTCGCGGGATGTCATGGGCAACAATTTCCACCAACCTGATACAGACGCAAATCGTTGACGATCTCAAATACAACGAGGGCGTTTATAAAATTGTTTGTGCCGACGTACAGCGTTCCGCGCGCAAGGATATTTTTAATCTCACCACTACTACGCTCAGCTCAACCATCGGTGCTGCCGATCTGCTGATCCCGATCTGGTCAGTCGATGGATTTCAGCGCGTCGCGCACGGCAGCACATACACCGACGCACCGAATCAAGAAGTCGGTTACATCAAAATCGAAAATGAAGTGATTCGCTGGTCCGGGTGGACGGTGGATAGCACGCTCGGTTTGTGTTTTGTAGTACCCGCGGGTGGTCGCGGTGCACTGGGCACGCGTGCGGTAGCACATGAGGTTGATAACTCCGCCAGCACTGACCGCAAGATGGAGGTCACCGAGTTTGTCTATCTCGAACTGCCAGCGGTCAAACTGATTTACGCATTGCTCACCGGCAACTTGTACGGCCAGGCGGGTAAAAAGTTACCCGATGGCTGGCATTTGGGGATCACCGGCGCGTATGTGCGCACCGCGGATTTTATTAACATCGGGGTCGATCTTTGGAACTCCGCGACTGACGATGGTCTCGTCGTGCGTTTTGCCGGTGAGGAAGCGCAAGACGGCAAACAATTTATCGAGCAGCAATTGTGTTTGCTAATCGCGTGCTACATGCCGATTTATTCGAACGGCGAGTTGGGTCTGCGCCGTTTTACCAGCGTGCTGCATGATGCACCGCATGTGTTTGAAATCAACGACACCAATATCGTTAAACCGGGCGAGCTTAGTATCGACATTCGTTCGGTATACAACGTGCTGTCGGTCGAATGGAATTACGATCACCTGCAGGATAAAACTACGCGACAAAAAATTCTTGTCGATCAGGACAGCATCGCCAAATACAAAAACACACCGACGAAATCATTGAAGTTTCGCGGGTTGCATGGCTCTCGCCACACTACTGGCACCGTGGAAGGTTTGTTCGACCGGCTGCGCGATCGCTACGCCGCGCCACCGCATCGCATTTCGATGCGCTGTTTGCCGTACCTGAATTTTTTAGAAGTCGGCGATATTGTTCGCGTTAACACATCGTCGGTGCGCGATTATTTTCGTGCCGATCAACGACTCAATCGTGCGTTTGAAGTGCAGCGCCGCCAGGTCGATTGGGTTACCGGGCAGGTCGATTTCGATTTGTTCGGCTCCACGCATCCGGCGGGCGATATTGCGCCGGCCAATCCCGGCAACGGTAATCCGGATGCGCAGGCATCGGTACTGCCCGATTCGTGGTACTCCGCGAGCGGCACCGATATCGCGGCGCTTGGCGCGGCACTGACGACAACGCTGGTTAGCGGCGTTCGGCATATTACCGGCGGCACCGGCATCATCGGCAGCAATGCGCTGGGCGGCACACGTATTTATTGCACTGGTGATTTAGAGCTGGATGCCGGCGTTGCGCTGTCGTTTACCAAAAACGTATTGCTGGTCGTCAATGGCCATGTGCAGATCAATGGTCTGCTCAATGGCAAGGGTAATGGCAAGGCCGGCGCGGCGGCCGTTGCGGCTGCAAATTACGATTCGAAAGCCGATGGCGTTGCCGGTTATCTCGGGCCAACGTTATCGGGTGGCGGTTATCAGGATCGCTATGTACGCATTAGTGGTCCGAGCAATAACCAAACCTGGTTGGATTCCGCGCCGGGTTATCAGACGGCGGGTGCAGTATCGGTTGTGCCGCGCCTGGCGCTGACTTATGACAACGGCGTGCTCGCCGGCCTGCCCACTGATTTGCAAGGCTCTGGCGGCAGCACAGGCCATGTCGTGGATACCGGCGCCGCATTTATTGCGGGCGGGGCTGGCGGTAATGGTGGCGGCGGGCTTGTCATTATTGCGCGCGGTGTTTCGTTCGGCGCGGCCGGCGAGATTCGCACATCGGGCAATGATGGATCACTCGGCGCTGTTTCCGGTAACCATCGCGCCGGCTCCGGCGGTGGCGGTGCACCTGGTGCGGTCATCATCGTTATCGATGGCTTGGCGAACGAAATTCCTGATCTGAGCCATATCACCGCGATCTGGGGCTCAAGTCCGATTCCGGCGGGCGTCACCCCGCTGACTCAGCCGAGCGTAATGGTGTTGACCACCGCCACGGTCAACGTCAATCCACCGTATTACACGTTTTACACAGGCTACGCAGCGACGCCGCCGGATATGTCCGGCTATGGCGGTGCGTCGCGCATTCAATTCGTGCCGCCGACCAATGTGCCGCAAGAAGATGTGCCGAAGGACACATCGTCACCGCTTGCGATCGCCCTCAGCGAATTGCTGAATACACCGGCCACGGTCGATCGCAGTTATTCGACGATCGAAGTCACCGTGACTGCGCCGGGTGTTTCGAATTACAAATACGCGAACGTCTATTACAAAAAAAGCGGGGACACCGTTTGGCAGATCGCTGGCGCCGCCGCTGATGAAATTGATGTGGTGTTGCCGGCGGACGGACTCACATACAACTTTCGCGCATGGCCGGTCAGCATATCCGATGTTGAAACGCCGAATGGGCCGACGGCATCGATCACTACAACCAGCGCGGCAACCAATCTGCCCATCGATGTGCGCGACATTCACCTGAATTTTCGCGACGGTTTTATCGAGATTTATTGGGCTGCGCTATCCGATGTGCGTGGCATTGATTACGAAATTCGTCTCGGCACATCGTGGTCACAATCGGTGGTGCTCGGGCAAACTTCGACGAATTCATTTCGTGCCAATAGCCCTGGCACTTACTGGATTCGCTCGCGAGTGCTGCTGCTCGATGGCAGCACGTTGTATTCGGCCAATCCGCAATCGGTTGTTATCACCACCGGCTCGATCACCGCGAATGTACTCGCGTCATACGATGAATTTGTTTCAGGTTTGCCCGGCACGCTCGACAGTAATGCGTTGATCGTCAGCAGCAAGATTCGTTTAAAGGGCACTGCGAATGTGCTCACGCTGCCGGATTTTCTTGGCACCGCGAATATTCTCGCATCCGGCGGTTATCCCGCGAGTGGCAGCTACACGGCGAGCACGCACACCGTGAACGTGGGGCGCGAAGCGCCGTGCGCAATATCCGTGATGTATGCATCGCACAACGAAGATTCCAACAATAATCCAACCGATGCGGAACTGACGCGCGTGCGGCCGCAAATCAATGTCGGCAATAACGCGGGCACTTATGCCGGGTGGCAGGATTACAAACCCGGCGTGTATTTCGGCCGGTATTTTCAGTTTCGCATCGTGCTCGAAAGTATCGACGGCACCAGCACACCCGTTATCACCGCATTTGCGTTTGTTGTCGATGTGCCCGATCGCATCGACGATGGCTCGATCACCACGCTCACGAGCGGCCCAGTCACGCTAACGCATTCACCGGCATTTAACGGCGGAAATGGGCCGTCCGGTGTGCCCGTAGTTACCGCAAATATCGTCGGTGGTTCTGCGGGCGATCAATTATTCGTGACATCCGTTTCAAACAGCTCTGTCGCATTCGAAGTGAAAAACGCGGGCGCGTCCGTGGCTCGCACAGTCCACTATTCCATTCAGGGTTATTGATCATGAAAAAAATGAGTTTCGTCATCAGCGTAATGCTGGCGGCGATGGTAGCTATTGTTCCCGCCTCGCAAAATTCAACCTCGGTACCGACTACAGGCACAGTCACCGGCTTGCAAATGGCGCAGGCGATTAATGAAGCCGTCGATACCGTCGCGACGATGGAATCCGGCACCACAAACCCCGGCGCGATCGGTGCGTATCGGCTGTGGGCCGACACCGCCAACGGCCTGCTCAAACAGCGCAATGCACCAAATTCCGCATGGGTGACGATTGCGCCGCTGCTGCAAACGCTGGCTCCAATTAATTCACCGGCGCTTACCGGTACGCCGACAGCGCCGACGGTAGGCAACGGTTCGAACACGACCCAGATCGCAACAACGGCATTCGTGCAAAACACGCTTGCGACCGGGATAGCGATGAGAGCATCGACGCTGGCGCAAAACGGTGGCGGCGGTGCGCCGATGACATTCAATTGGGCCGGCCAATCTGGCCAGCCGTCATGGCTGTGGGGCAGCAACGACGGGACCAACGTTTACGTTTGGAATCCCTCAAATTTCAGCGTTAATTATGCGAATAGCGCGGGTAGTGCCACCACTGCGACAAATGCCACAAACGCCACCAATGCGAGCAACGCGACCGGCACGCTGGCATCGCAAACGATAAAAGCGTGGGTGAACTTTAACGGCACGTCATCGGGCACGATTACGCCCCGCGATAATTTTAATATCAGCTCAGTGACAAAAAACGGAACGGGCGATTACACGCTGAATTTCACGTCGGCTTTACCAAACGCCAACTATGCAATCGTCGGCACGTCCAGTTCAGATGCTGCGGACACAATCAATTCGTTTGTTTTCGCGAAAGGTAACGTCGCGCCAACCACCACATCGCGTCGAATCACGGTTGCGAATGCGAGTGGAACAAAGGTTGATGTTCCTTATGTGCACATAATCGTAATCAGTAATTAGTTATGACGCCGCAGCAGCTCACCGCAAAATATTTCGATCCATGGCTTAACAAACTCGCCCTCGATCCGAAGTTTGTATATCCGATTTTCGCCTGCGTGATCGGGTACAAAGTCGCACCGCTCGAAAACCGTGGTGGCGGTTGGGGTGCGCGTTTTTGGCTGGGCCGCGTTGCGAATGAAAAACTGTTTTATAACGGCGCATTTTTTATTCGATTGATGTTGCCGTTTTATATCGGCATCGGCATTCGCTGGTCCGGCAAAAAACCTACGAAGCGGGAATTTCTTCAGTGCTACATCGGCTGGAAACTGAATGGATTTTTCTCCGCAGTATTTCGTGTGCAATCCGACGTGAGCGCGGCCGAAGGCTTCACCGCGCCGAATCCTAATCTCTCGCAAGGGTGGTTCGACGGTCCGAAATGAATTACACGATGTCGTTTCTCACTGCGCTACAGGCTACGGTGCTCGATCAAAATATTGAGGGCGGCATGGTGCGCTCGCGAATAGGTAATGATCCGGGCGGCGATACATTTGCCGGCATTGCGCGCACTTTTCACGGTGAGTGGTCCGGTTGGGCGTTGCTCGATAAAGGCGAGCCATACGATTCGCCGCGCCTAGCCGAACTCATGAAAGACTTTTACTGGCGCAAGTTCTGGTTGCCAATCAACGGTGAAAACCTGCCGCCACGCATCGCACAATTAGTTTTCGATATGGCCGTTAATTCTGATCACGACGATGCGAATAAATGCTTACAGCGTGCAGTCGGCGTTAAAGACGACGGCGAGATCGGCGCGAAAACCATTGGTGCCGTGCGCAATGCAGATCTGAAAGTTTTGGCAACTCGCTTCAATGCACAACGTTGCCGACATATTGCAAAAACCAAGCAGGCACGCGAATCCAACACCGGTGGTTGGTGGAATCGCATTGCACTGCAACTTGAAAGGGGTGTGGCATGAATATCAAAGATCGCTTGCGCGCAGGCGCGAACTTTATTCTCGACCGAATGAAAGAGCCAAGCACATGGCAGGGCGTCGGTTTCGTGGTAACGCTCTGCGGTGCCAAATGGGGCGTAGGCGTCGATTGGGGTCAAGCTGCGGCAATGGGCGGCATCGTGAGCGCTTTCCTGAAAGCGACGATTCCGGATGTGCTGGGTGAAAAAAATGCCGCTCCTTAATTTTCTGTCGCCCTACAAAACCATGATCGAGATCGCGGTATTTGTTGCTGCGCTGGCATTCGTTACTGTCGAAATCCATAAATTTATGGATCACCAGCAAGACATCGGTTACCAGCGCGCGGTAGCCGAATACCAGGCAAAGAAGATCGCTGCCGACGAAGCTAATGCCAAAGTCGAAGCGGCACTGAAAAAACAATTGGAGGATGCACAAAATGCTGCTGCTACCCGAGAAACCGCTATACAGACTATTGCTGCTACCAATGTTGCTTTGTCCAACAGCCTGCGCGACACGCTCAGCGCTATCCGCGCAGGCGTGCCCACAGCCACAGTCGATGCCCTACGTAAGACAACCATCGCCCTTGGGGACGTACTTACAGAGTGCCAAGACCGACGCCGAAGCGTGGCAGAAGAAGCTGAGCGACTTAACAGCGAAAAACGCACCCTGATGGATGCTTGGCCGCGCTAGTCCTCTCCATCCGATTGTTTCGTCTCAGGTTCTTTTGGTGGCCACTCCATGTTGTTCAGCGTCTCGCCGGGGCCACGAAATGCGCCGGTATCGTCACGCTGCGGGGGGATATTGGTCGACTGAAAAACCGCGCGAATATCGCGGGCGATGCGGGCGAATAAATTTGAAATTGGACCTGCCATTTTGCGCTCCTTGGTTGATGGAGCGCGCTGAAAATCTTGAATTAAAGTTTGGAATACGAAAAAAACGCCATTGATTTACAACGATTTTTTACAGTGTCTGAATTCCAACTTTCGTTATGTAAGGCATTGAAATTGCTAAAAATCGAATTAGGATTGTGATTCCTGTGGTCGTGGGTTCGATCCCCATCAGCCACCCCAATTTCCTCCAGATTCTTATCGATAAACGTATCCCGCAATCGTCCGTGATCGCGGGATACCCGGTTTCGTTTTATCAGCGCAATTATTTCCAATACCGCTTTGCAAAGGCTCAGTGCGCGCTTGCGCTGTAGGATGCATTAGCGCCGGTGTTCGCGTTACCGCTGCGTTCGACATTCGAGCTGGTTGAAGCACCAGCATTTGCAGCGGCGTTACGTTTGCCGAATTTTTTTGCTGCCGAATTATTATCGACGGGCGTGCTGGAAGGCCACGGTGTTGGTGCTTCATTTGCGCCAGCATTTGCGTCTGAGTTTGTCGAGTTGTTAATCGCCGTAGGCACAGAGCTGGGTGTTGGATTGGCGTTGGTACTGCCGGCTGCCGAAGTGGCATTGGGGATTGCCGGGGTGCCGGCAGCGCTCGTAGCGCCAGTGAGGGTATTCGCTGCAGCGTTTGCGCTATTGCCGTTGATGTTATTTGAATTGGCGTTCGATTGCGCTGTATTTGCCGTACCAGCTGCAATCGAAGATGACCCGGCCGCTATTGCACCGGCTTGATCGGTCGCGGCGTTTGCACCCACCGTGGCAGCGGATGTTGCGCTAAGCGCAGCTTCCGAAGCTGTCGATTGCCCGCTGTTGCGTGCGCCGTCGCTGGTTTGCTCCGCAGTCGATTTCGCCTGATCCGCGGTGGCTTTCGCTTGTTCTGTGGTTTGCTGTGCGCGTTGCTGCAAGCGGGCTTTGCGTTCGCGCAATGTTTCAGTGGTACGCGATGCATTGATTGCGCCTGAAGCGCCGAGCCCGCCATTCAGCGAACCGTTGATTGAATTCATGCCGCCATTCAGCGTGCCACCCAAATTGCCGCCAGCGCCCAGTCCGCCGCCCAATTGCGCATGCGCCACAGTTGCAAAAGTCATCGAAGCTGCGATGGAAATTGCCAAAAATAAGCGTTGAGTTTTCATCGTCGTTCACCTTCATCGGAGCGCTGCAGCCAATCTGCAGGCTTTGATGACTAAACGACGGCGAACGCGAATTTATTCCACTCGATAATTATTTTTTTAAAAAAATTATTTATGGGTTGCGCGCTGTGACGCGAATCTCCTTTCCCACCAATCCTTCACCGTAAATATCGTCGCGTCCGTTCGGCCCAAGATCGATCGCGGTGATGCTTAATTGAGAAAGCGCAGTAGCGACTTTTTCGCGGTTAGGCTCATTCATCTGGCGCGATAACAATCCCGCGACGATCGGTGCGGCGAACGATGTGCCGCGCACCTTGGTAAAAGTGTTAGATAGCGTCGCCGCGAATATATCGGCGCCGGGTGCGGCAAATGCCACCTGAGGCCCCCGACCGGCTTCGAGCAACACGCGATCGCGCCCATCGACGGCAGTCACGCCAATGACACCGGCATATGCAGCCGGGTAAAGCGGTGGCGCGGCGGGACCATCGTTGCCGACCGCTGCCACTAATATATGTCCGCGTTCTTGCAGGCGGCGGATCACACGCTCAAGCAATAAATTCGGCGGACCGACCAAGCTGATGTTGATAACCGGTACTCGCTGCTGCGCTAACCATGCGCAGGCGGCGGCGATTGTCGCCACATCGCCGCCGGTTGGCTCGCCGCAATAAATGTCGGCGGCGAACAATGGCGCGTTCGGTGCGGCGCCGCGAAATTGTCGATCCGCACCGATCAGCAGCGATGCCACCGCAGTGCCATGCGCACTCGGTATTTCGTGCTCGTTGCAACCCCAGGTATGCACGTCGGATTGAGCAAATACCGGGTGCTTACGCTCGATACCGCTATCGATCAGGCCGACTGGATTGCGGTTGGTCGTGGTTGTGGTTGCCGTGACAGCTGTCGGTAATGAATTCGTGGCATCGATGTCGCCGCTGCGCAGATAAAGATGATTGAAATCGTATTGCCCGCTGGGATCGAGCGCGCGCAATTGCTGCAGAGCATCGGTGGTAGAAATACCTGCTGGCGTGGCGAGCGTCAGCAGCTCGATATCTAGGTCAGCGAGCTGACGCGTCGCGATGACACTAAAACCCGCGCTGCGAATTCGCTCCAACGCTGCGGCCGATGGCGAAATAGCGACGACTTCGCGACGCAGGATCGGCGCACCATTTGGATCGGCCTCTACCCGCGCGCGCTGCGTATGAAGCAATTCGCGAATTTGCAGCGTGCGCAAATTTTTCCGCGCACGGCTGTCGAGTTCACTGACGGTGGTGTCCGCGTTCGTGAGCGTGTGCTCCAGCATATTGAGCGGTAGCTGTTGCGCTGTTGGCAGCGACGGTGCGGACGGCAGGCGTAGCTGAGCAAAAGTGTTAGAGGAGCTGCCGCAGCTCAAGGCAAGTGCAATACGCAGTAAATAGCGGGTGAGGCGTGGCGACATCGTCATAGTGGTCA